GAATGTTGAAACCAGTGTTGGCTGCATTGAGACCCTTCTGAAGCTGATCGATAAGAGCATCAGTTCCTGCGGTTAGTCTATCTCCGCCTTCTCTACCGTAATCTCGCGACGTCTGAATCTGAGTTTCAAGCATTGAAATAGAAACTTCGATAAATGCCGGATGGTGTGTACCTTCGAAGAACGCGGGTAGACCTTGCGGAGAGTAGTTTAGCTCGACAGATTGGATCAAACAAGGTTGGAACGCGATCAGAGATTTTTCTCCGTTGATAACGAGTTCTGGCTGACATAAGAACGGATAAGCCAATGCGGCGGTTCCGAGTGTGCTGTATGAAGGAAGAGAATATGCTTTCAACGCTTTCAGCAACGTCATCAGCTGCTGGCTTTCGCGCGCGTTTCTTGGAGAGAAAGTCCATTCGAATCGGTGAGAACGCAGAGGCACACCGCTAAACAATGCCTGTAAGTGTGGGTTCGGAACGGCGCCGAAAGCTTGGCCAACGGAACTACCGAGGTCTCCTGACTTTTGAACGAGTTGACCGTATGCGATAGCCAGAGCAGCTTTAGTAATTTCGCCGGCTTGACCAGATCCATTCATCGATCCGACTTTGGCGATGGTATCGGCGATGCCTCCCATCATACCAGTAGCTTCTTGTCCTACTTCGATTTCGAACGCTTCTCTGAGACCCTTCGGGAGAGGAAGAACAAATGCTTGCTTGAACGTAGTAGTACCTGCAGCTTCAGGAGCAGGACGCTGGTATTCTTTGAACTTAAATGCCATATAATACTGTGTAGGCATATGTTCAGGGAACTGCATCGAAGCAGTGCCGTCTTTGAGTTTGATCTTGTTCGATGCACGTTGAATAGCATCCACGTATGTTTCCGCCGAGGCAGATGCACCGATGATGTTACCCTTATTCGGGTTGAAGTTGTTACGAATATCTGCGCAAGATGCACGTTTCATCTCGCTCGTAAAAGTCTGGAAATACTTGTCCTCGAGGCCTGAAGTAAGAGCATCGCCGAATCTAGAAGAAAGTTCTGCAGCGATCTTATCAGATAGACCGAGTTTCTTTAGACCTTTTGCAAATAGGTCCTCGACAGCATTCTCGAGCTTGTCCTCGATCTTGTTTACTACTTTGTTCACAAGCTTGTTCACAAGCCCGCCAGCATCTTTCTTAAAGCTGTCGATGTTTACTTTAACGAGTGCCATGTTCTCTCTCAGATGATAAGCCTTAATGTTATTTATAAATAGATCCATGGCTTATCAGGGAAAGTTTCGACCAAAGAATACGAAGAAGTATATTGGCGACCCGAATAACATCATCTACCGCAGTCGATGGGAATTGAAGTTCATGATGTACTTAGACTCCCATCCTAACGTGGTGCAATGGGGGAGTGAAGAACTAGTCATACCGTATCGTTCTCCGATCGATAATCGAGTACATCGATACTTTCCAGACTTCGTTGTCAAGAAGAAAACGCCGGAAGGAAAGCTCGACACAGTTGTCGTCGAGATTAAACCTCATGCGCAGACCAAGCCCCCAGTGGTGATAAATAAACCTAATAAGCGCTATATCAACGAAGTCATGACATGGGGAGTCAACGAAGCAAAATGGAAAGCCGCAGCAGTCTTCTGCAACGATCGTGGCTGGAAGTTTGAGATCTTGACTGAGAAAGAACTAGGAATCAAGTTTTAATGGCAACGGTATTCGATACCATCATCACACAAGGTGTCCGCGCAGGTCAGATCCCTGCGCGTACTAATCAGGCGCGTGAATGGTTCCGTGAGACTGCTGGTAAGATGAACCGTGTCAACGAGCGTGAGATGATGCGAGGCGAAGTGAGTCGTATGACCACACAGCCTCTGCTCGGTTCGATGTACATGTTCTACTACGATCCGAAGTACAAGGAAGAGTTACCGTACTACGATAGATTTCCCCTCATTTTCCCATACAAGAAGGTGAAAGGCGGGTTCATGGGACTCAACCTTCACTACCTTCCTCTACAGTTTCGAGCTAAACTGATGGATGGTCTATACGACTATGCCAACAACACTCGCTACGACGAGTCGACCAAACTCAAGTTGAACTATGAACTTCTTACTCGTGCATCGAAGCTAAGATGGTTTCAACCTTGTATCAAACATTACTTGACTCAACACGTACAATCGAAGTTCATGTACGTGTATCCTTCAGAATGGGACATCGCGCTGTTCCTTCCTACAGAACGCTTTGTCAAAGCAAAGAAGAACCAAGTCTGGATGGACAGCAAGAGAATGCTAGGAGTTAGTAAGTAATGGCTACAACGTTTGAGGAACAGTTCGATGCCGAGTTTGGTACAGATAAAAAGCGAGAGTTACAGTTTAGTTCCAACGGTGTTGCGAAGCCTGTAAACTCTGAGATCGACACAAAGAACTTCTCTGCAACAAGAAATCGTAGAAAAAGTTTTGACATCTCTACTTTCAGAGCAGAAGTTACAGAAATAGACGGTGTTCTTCCTACTCATAGCTTCTTAGTAAGGTTCGCTCCGATGGATTGGGTGAAGCCTTTCCCATCAGCAGATCGAAATAGTATCGATGAGATGCTGACGATGAGATGCGACAACGTTATTCTTCCGTCCATCAACCTTTTACAAGAACAGAACATTCGTAGATACGGTTTCGGACCAGTAGAAAACGTTGCTTATGGTGTTAACGTCGGCGACTTTAGCTTGCAGTTTATCGTTGACAGAAATGCATGGGTAGTGGATTTCTTCGAAGCGTGGCTAAACAAGATCGTGAACCGTGACTCATACGGCGGAGCTAACATGAATGCCGATGTCGGCGGCGGAAGAACGCCTTACGAGGTCGCGTATAAAGATTCATACGCATGTTCTTCTGTAAACGTGTTCATCTACGATCGGGCGCAGAACACTGTCATGGAATACAATATCTACGATGTGTTCCCTACTGGCATTCAGAGCATGAACATGTCATGGTCAGAAGAGAACGCTATGATGAGACTCAACATCACGTTCTCGTTCACAGACCTTCGTATTCGACCGAAAGCGAGTTTATTTGGGCAGTCTGCTGCAGAAGCTCCGAGCGCACCGGTTTCCGATGTTATCACGAAGATGATGGAAGCCGGAGATAGACCTCTGGTTGATCCATCGTTGGTAGTTTCTCTTGATCAACAGACAGCTACCGATCTTTCGAACTTACCTGTCGTGATCGGTGATGGGCCGAATGGAGCGCTTCGTACATTTGGAACTCCAGAAGATACTGCTCCTTTAGGAACAAGCAGTCCAGAAGTAACACCGCCTACATCACGTGATCCGTTCGGACAACCACAAATACTAGCATAATTTTATTATAACAGGAGAATATAATGCCTTTGCCAAAAATTGATCAACCTCTTTTTGACGTGATCGTTCCTTCTACAGGAAAGAAGATTCTGTTCAGACCGTTCTTGGTCAAAGAAGAGAAGCTTCTGTTGATCTCTCAACAGGGCGGTGAAGATACTGAAGTGATCAGAGCTATCAAGCAGATCCTGCGTCTGTGTGTCCAAGACGAAGGTTTCGATGTCGATCGTCTTACTACTTTTGATCTCGAGTACTTGTTCTTGAAGCTGCGTGCGAAGTCTGTCAACAACGTTGTCAAGCTTTCGTATCGCGATAACGAAGACAACAAGGTTTATAACTTTGATCTAGATCTTGATACGATCGAAGTAGAGATGCCAGAAGGTGTAGACTCGAATATCGAGTTGAACGATACTATCTCGATGGTGATGAAGTACCCAAGTGCTAGCATCACAGATAAGATCAAGCAGTTCGATAACGAAGTCGATCTTATGACGTTCTTCATCGTCAACTGCATTGATACGATTCTAACGCCAGATGAGATTTTCCCTGCATCAGATTACTCTGATAAAGAACTCGAAGAGTTTCTCGATCAACTGCCGATCACCGCTTTCGAAAAGATTCGTGCGTTCTTTGAAAAGATGCCGAAGCTATATCATAAGATCGAGTACAAGAACGAGCTTGGAAACGACAGGAGTATCGAGTTAAATAATCTCAAAGATTTTTTTATGTGGCGCTGAGCCACACATCTTTGCCAAACTACTATAGTATGATCTTTGCTTTGGCTCAGCATCACAAATACTCGATTACAGAGATCGAAGCTTTGATACCTTATGAGAGAGATCTATACGTCGACATGTTGATGAATCATCTTGAAGAACAGAAACGAGAGATAGAGAGTAGAAGAAAGTAATGGCAGGAAAAGGTGGAGGCCGCGCAGCGGCTGCACGGATCGGAGCGGAAGTAATCGGAGAAACCATTGAAGGTATCTTCGGTTTGGCGTCGGCTACTGTCTCCGCTGCCGGTGAAGCCGCAAAAGGAATCGGTACCGCGGTAGGTGGTGCTCTCGAAGGTGCACTCAGCCCTGCTCCAGTGACTGTCGTGAACAATGTAGGAATGGCAGGAGAAGCTGCTAAGGCAAAGGTTACTGGCGGCGGATCTATTCCTACTGCTCCGAAGAAAGCTGCAAAGCCTGTAGCCAACGTCAAGATGCCTACTGAGAAGCTTCTTGTTATTGCTGTCAACTACCTATCATCGATCGAAAAGACTCTCGAATCTCAACTCAACTTTGAAAGAACTGCTGCTGCTCAACAAGCTCAAGCAGAAAGAGAAGCTGCTATCGAGGATACGGCATCTCCTACATCTTCTTTTAAAAGTTTAGGAGAAAAGCTTGGAGGTCTGAAAGAAGACGCGACTGATAGAGCCAGTGCTCTAACTAAAGCCGTTCT